CCACCCCTGTCTCAGGATGGTAGGTCAGCCAACTTTTAAGTGTTGCTTGGTCCATCTTAGGACGCCTTAGCGAACTCGGCAAAGGCACTGTCAAAGTCGGTTGGAGGTGCGACTACGTTGGTGCGCTTAGTGCTCACCGGCGCGAGACGCGCAGCGGCAGCTGCGAGCGCAGGATTCACAGGGGCAGGGGCAGCAGGAGCAGGTGCAGCAGGGGCAGCAGCAGGTACAGCCGGTGCCGGCTGGCCACCATGTGCTGGCTGAATTACCTGCATGTCCTGCTTATACCGGTTGATCAAATCGACGACCTCAGCCGCCGTCCCTGATTTGATAACAGACTCATAAGCTGAGCGCAAATACGCAGGTTGACTGGCCGCCCAGGAGGTCAACCGACCGGCGACGTTATCGTAGTCGGTAACCGCCCCCTGCAACTCAGACAGCTGCGAGCGGTCAGCCAAGATGTCGATGGTCCGCAAGTAAGGCGCCATCGAAGAAGCAATATCAGCGTACATACGACGCGCAACTTGCGCCGTAATGCCCCGGAGCATCGTCTCAGTAGCCCGGGCAACATCTGGCCAATCAGTGTAAAATTGCTGTAGCTGAGTCACCTCCTCAGCATTGAAGAGCGGCGGCTCTTGATAATGCGGCTGTGACGGAGGCTGCGGAGGAGGCTGCGGAGGAGGCTGCGGAGGAGGCTGTACCGGCTCTACTGGTGGTTCAGCCGGCGGCTTAGGTGCAGGCGCAGCCGCCTGCGCGGGCGGCTCAGCCGGTGCAGGTTCAGCCGGTGCAGGCTCAGCAGGCTTGGGCTCAACCACCTTCGGTGGCGTTACAGCTACCCGAAGCTGATCCGCCGCTTCGGCAGCCGCAGCCTCGGCGAACGCCGTATCGAACGGGTCGGGTACTGAGGATGCGGCTACTAGGGGCTCTGGTGCCGGAGCCGGTGCAGGCGCCGCAGCTGGTACGGGCGCCGGGGCTGGCGCAGGTGCGGGCTCAGGTGCCGGGGTTGGCGTAGGCGCCGCGGCTGCGGCGCGCGGAGCACGTGCCATGGATCAATCTCCTACTCAGGCGGCGTACGTTCACCCGATAGATCGGTTAAAAGCTTCTCGAACGCACGCGCCTCTCCTTGCAGAAACGGTACATCATTGAGGGACGCCTTGACCAGCTTGTTCCGGCATAAGTCCAGGCGGACCTGGAGCAGCTGGCATAGGGCCATTAGCTCCGGGGCCGATCGCGCCTGCTGCAAGCGCCGCAGCAAGGCCGCCTCCTGCTGGCGCTCCTTGCGGGGCTGCGGGGGATACTCCAGCGGCAGCGGCTCTTGCAGACTCATCTTGCAATCCTTTCTCTAAAATGCTCAGCGCCGTATCCACCAGCTGAGCGTCAGCATTGGCGGTGTTCTTCTGTCCCTGCGCAATGTTCTTGAACGCATCACTCAATATCTTGCGCAAGTTGGCCTCCATGAGCTTCTGCTGCTGATCCTGCTGCTCCTGCTGTTGCTGCGACGCAGCCTGCTGGCGCCGGCCCGCCTCGTCCTCGGTCACCAGGATGTCGTCCATATCCCTGGCCTTGATCTGCGCCTCGGTAAGCTTGCGCTCATCGACGTGGATCATCTGCTCGGGCTTGAGCGTCTGCACCAGCGAATCAGCCTGCATACCGCGCAGCTCTTTAGCCATGAGGCTAGTTGCACCACGAGCGACCACGTCATAATCGCCGTCAGGCGCCTGATTTGGATTGAACACCCGATTAAATAGCACCATGGAGTTGATCACACTCTGGGTGAACGTATCGAACGCACGAATGACATCTTTGAATGGGAGCGCCGCATCACCACGCAGCATAGAGGCGCCCGCCGCAGTACGTAGCGGCTCAGAAGGTTGGTGCTCCATGTCACCGCCGGTCGCCGGACCGACGAAGGTTTCGCTATCGGCAAAACGAAGTCCAAGCTCTACGACCTTGAGCAACTCGTCCAAGTGAGCGTCGATTTGCACATTGCGCACTGCCGGCCATTGCGCTTCAGGTCCAGAGCCTTCGCGATACCAAACCTTGTACGCAGAGATGGCGCTCAAATCCTGATCGAGACGCAACAAGTCAGTGTTGAGTTCGAGGTTAGGCCCACACACAACACTCGCATTATCGAGCAACATGCGTGTCGCGGCGGCGACCATCATCTGTGAATCGCGAATAGCTTGCGGGAGCCCAAAACCAACCGGTGATGTGTCGTCCTCATCAAACAAAAACGTATGGATCATCTTCGGTACGGGTACCGTCGGCATCTCCTTAACAAGCTCTTCCCAAGGATTAAGCCTAGCACCAATAACATTTGCGTCGAGCATCCAGATTTCCGCATCAACGTAATCGGAAAGCTTGTCTACCGACACTTCTACACCAACCTCCTGAAGCATCATGCCGTCAACTGCGCCGTGCCATACCAACACCTCGTACTTCATCGTCTCAGTCTTCATCTCGTTGACATTGACTTTGACGCCCATCGCTCGCAGCTCGATCTCGAATTGCTGCGCGCGATAATTACCGATGGGGTAACGAGTTAGATAGGAGTCGATGACATTCTGGAAAAAATCAGGACGCCCGCCAAGTTCTTTTATTTGCGTCTTGCTCATGACAAGACGCACAAAGTATCCATCCATGCCCTGCAGCGTCTTGGCACTAAGGTCAGGGTAGAAGTCCCAGACCGGAAGAAACTCAAAATAGGGTTTATAGATAACTTGCTTCACTGGTTTCACCAGTGGCACCGGCGGCTGACCTTGTGGCGGCGCTCCGCCGTTCATCGGGGGACTCCCCTGCCCGCCGTTCATCGGGGGACTCCCCTGTCCGCCTGTCATCTGCGGTGACGGGGCGCCCCCATTGATCGATGTCGGACCTACTGACGGCAACGCCCCACCCATGGGTGGTGCCCCTTGCATAAGCCCGTTTGGTCCTGGCGGCTTTTGTACTTTCCACGTCACAGTCTCCGATTTACGCACAAACGGCCCGCGCAGGACACCAAGCCCATAGATGATCCCTGACCTGATCACTGCGCGGTTGAGCGCAACGTAATCCAACGCCTGATGCCCACCTAATTCCTGAAGCTGATCGTCAATCAAGGTGGATAGTTTATCGGCACGCAGGTCTGCGTAACGATCCAAGGCCTCCGTTACATAGCCATTGAAGGCGTTCGTATCACTCGGATCAGGCGAAGGCACGCCGGCGAGTTGGTCTTTTTCCTGAGCCAGATTGATCGCGTCCTGGACTTCCTTGGATGTAATATCAGGCCACGGTGCAGCATGAAGCTCCCAATTACGCTCGTTGCCCTGGAACATCAAGTTCATAATGCGCGCAAGGACGCTGATACACTTGGTCCTGGTCAGCTTAGGATAAGCCTTCGACCGATTAGGGCTGAAAGATTTCTCCACCTCAGGATCGTAAAGTCCGAGATACTGACGCTGGTTGGCCAACCATCGCAATTCGACAACCCTTCTGTCGGACACATATTGAAGGAAAATCTGATTAAAACGCTGACCTAAAGTACGCAAAGCTTCTGATGAAATGCGTTTTACAGGCGGGTCGCTTCCCGCAGCAGCCGCATCCTTGCCAGGAGTAGGCGTAGGAATATCCAGCGTCGGCGGTTTTAATGCGGGGTCTGGGTATGCACGAGCTGTGCCGTACTGCCGTTCTTGGTCTGAAGTTGGAGTAGCCATCAGCGTCAGCTTGTTTGCGATACTTGAGTTTTATCGTAAATTGAAACACCGCCATCAAGAGCCTGAATCGTCTTGCCGAGTCGCATCGAAGCATCTTCCAAATGACGATAGGCAAGCATGGCATTGGCGTTAGCTTCGTCCGGCGCCTGTTTGTCAATCAGGCTATGTACGTGCTCTGCCAATGTCTTCAGCTGGCGGCGTAAAGCTTCGCAATCTGTAACATGCATCATCTCACCTCACATGATAGCTGTTGCGCTCCGGCTGGCGTTGCCACGGCACACCCTGGCGCCGGGCTGCTAGACTGCCTATTGGTAGACGATATCGCGTCTCACGTTGGCGGTCACGATGGAAGAACCTGCAAAGATAGCCGAACGCATCTCCGGGATGGGAGTAGGCATTCTTCTCGGGGTCGGTCCCGCGGAGCGTCTCGCGCTTGAGGTCAGCGGAATATCTCCAGCCGCCTTTGAGCGCGCGGATCAAGACCTGACACGATGGATCAATCTGCAACGCCGCTCGTCCCTCGACTAGAGTGTTGGTGTAGTGGTCGATCGCATCCAGCCGCAACGGAAGGCGGTTGTTGCTCTCCACATCCACGTCGTAGTGCTGCTTGAAAATCTTCACCACGGTGCGCTCGTCGGTCTGGGTCCGGCTCGCAGCTGCCGGGTCGGCGGCAACGATAACACGCACGACCTGCGGGAACCGGTTCCGGAGAAGTGGCTGTAATCGTTCCTGAATCAGCCTTTCGGCTCCCATCCCTTCCTGCACGAGTTCGGCGAAGACCTTGATCCGCCCATCGTAGTCTTGCTGCCCGAGAACCATGGCACTGCCGGTGATCCCAGGATCGAGCCCGACGATGAGAGGGAAGTAGGGGTTCGGCTGCAGGGTGTTGGGAAGGGCGACATGCAGGTCGGCTCGGAAGCCTGATACAACAGCTTTGCCGGCGATCGAGAAGCCCCATTCTGCGGAGATGAACTGACGAACCCAGATTTCACTCTTACCTGCGATGGCATCACGGTAATAGTTAGGAGGAAGGTTCGCCAGGTTCTCGGCATCCGGAGTCAGACCTCCAGGCTGCTCGTAGTACGAAACAATCGGCTCCAGGCCCGCTGTGGGTTGGACGAGCGCAGTTGCTACATCGCCAATACTATCAGGAACCCTCGTCGGAACGAGAGCACCAGGCAGGCGCTTGTAACGTGCGACCCCCGGACCATGCAGCCAATCGAACCAGAACGAATCCTCGGTGCCAGGATTGGAGCTTCCCCAAATTCCCCACACCGAAGGAGATGTGCCATCCGGCAATCGGTAACGGCCTACGCGAGCAGAAAGAGCATCGATAATTTCTTTCGGAATTTCTATAAACTCGTCGATCAGAGCGAAAGACACCTCCAAGCTCAAAACACGCCGTACGTCGTCCGGCGTGTCGAGCGGCCTGAAGAGAACTTCACATTCAACATCCCCGAACCGCAAAGTGAAGTTCTTCTCGGTTGCATGCCACGCGCCGGCTACGCCGTCCTGGAACCACAAACTCCAGCTTGCCAGGGTCGTGTCCCGCAGCTGAGGAAGCGTGTTACGAACCACGACTGCTTTCGAGCGTCTGATGCCATCAGAAGATGGCGCCTGTTTAGCGGCCATGAAGACGAGCTTAAAAAACAACGCTGTGGTCTTACCCGACCCAACTGGGCCAGTGATAAAACTATAAAAGAGCCCCCCAATACGGTGGTCTTTAATAAAGGCACGTATGGTTGGTGGCGGACGGTAGTCGATAATATTTGCCACTTGTGAGACCTAATCCCACGCTTCAGGCTTGTTGGGCTTGTCCTGATGCGCGAACTCGGAGCGCGTGGCGTCCACCTTGGCATCGCGCGCCTCATAGTCGTCGGCGTTAGCGCCCAGATCGTCGAGATCGCCCGAATAGGCGCGATCGTAGTTGGCGCCTTGCGGACAGTAATCGTTGTCGACCGGCGTGGTTGCGGTCGGGACCTTCGGTGCCATGTCACTCTCCTATTTTGCTCCAGGCGCACCTCTACGCAGTGGAATCTTGGCTCCTGACTTGCGAGCTTGGTTGAGCGCAATGGCAACGATCTGCTTTTGCGGACGTTTGGTCGACGACGCTTTCAGCTCGCGAATGTTCTCGCTGATCGTTGCTGGGGACTTCCCCTTTTTAAGTGGCATTATTGTACCCTCGTTGTCTTAGTCTCCACGAGTCTGCCTTGGCACCTGCACGCACGCAGCCACCGGCCGTCCGGGAGAGGGCATATCACCAGCTCCGCCAGCTCGATGTCGGTGGTCTCCTCGTTGTCGACGTCGAACATGTTGGTCACAAGCAGTGGACCATACCAGAGGTGCTCGAAAAACACAGCGTTCATCGCCTGCCTCGATGCGGCGGCTTAGGCGGCTGCCGCGGTGCCGATGGCGGCGGCTGCCGCGGTGCCGATGGCGACGGCGGTGGCGGCTGCCGCGGTGCCGATGGCGGCGTCGAGCCACCGCGACCCTCAAGCGTCGCGACCCTGGCCTCAAGCATGGCGTTGCGCTCAAGCAGCAGCGCGATCACCGCACCGTAGTCCACCGCATCCGTAGTACGCGGTCGCGCCCGCCGCTTAAGACGACGTCGCCATATGCCTTGCTTGTTCTCCACCATCTCGTACGCACTGGCGTCGTACTCGTTCGCCGTGGTCAGCGTCTCCGGCGCGTGCTTCCTGGCCGCCAGGACAGCAGGAGGGGAGATGCTGGTGAGCTTAGGAATGTTGACGACGCCGCTTGCCCGGTCGATGGCGAAGGGCGTGCCGAGCAGATTGCCAGCATCATCGTAGTTCTGGATCGAGAAGTCCGCGCCGGTGTTGTTGCCACCCATTGCGGTGCCATCGCACAAATTCAAGTACCACATGGAGATGGCGTAGTTGTTCGTTGGATGCCGCCCAACCTCGCCATTGATGTAGTTGCCGTCGCCAGCGGCATTGCCCGCTGTCGTCAACTGCATGT